CCGCGACTAGCATATTGCGACCACGTATTAGGCGTCTCTGTGTACTGATTGAGTAGTCGCGTGTCAAGAATATCGCCAAAAAGGTATGGAAAATCGCTCGTTGACATTACTTCACGCATTGCCCAATCGCTCACCTGCCCGTGGTTGACCGCAATCAAAAAGTCGCGGCATTCCGCAAGTCGCTTGAGATAGCGCGGATTGCGCATACGAGCGCGCTTATTTGGCCGATTTTCGCGCGTTTCTGACCAGACTTCGCTAAACGATCGTTCGGGCAAATCGACTAATCGAACAACTTCACGTCGTTCCAATTCGTCAAGATCGCTATCAGTATATGCAATTGGTGCCATTGTCGCTACTCCTATTGTCGATTTGCCTAATTACTTACGAGTATACGTGATCCATGCGGCGTACAGATAGATCGCATCGTTCGCATGTGCCGCAGGAATAATATCAATTGATGCGGCCTTTGGGTAAGCGCCAACATCACCCGCCGCGATCGTTACCGTCTTTTGTGCAACAGCAGCGGCTAGCGCTGTAGTGTTGCCGCCAGCGTTTGTATCCCCCACACCTTCCCAATATGACACAGCAACCACAGGTGTGTCAGTCGCGCCGGCCATACCCGCTAGCAAATTGACAACCACAGCGGCAGCATCGTCCAAATCTGGCGGATACGGGAACGACCAAGTAATTGGAATAACGCTGTTTGCGGCCCATGCGATGCGCAATTGCTTATCGGTCGCGCCGTTCACTCGTTTCAATGTTGGATCGGTATCAAGCGAGATCAAACCGCCGTCGGTTGCGTTTTTTGCCGCAATGTCATTCGTCGCGATTAATCGCGCTTGCGCCAATGGTAACGGAATGAAGCCTGTTCCAAGTGTTGACGTTAACAACGCTGTAGTAATTGCATTGTTTGCAATATTAGACGTGCCGATCGAACCGGCTGCGAGTGTGCCGCTGCCGGGCGTACCTTGATGGTCTACTGCAATGATTGAGGTTGCACCGCTATTCACAGCGCCTCTAGCCCAACCCCAGAAATAGCCACTCGATTTTTTGCTTAGAAAGCCAGTACCATCGTTTATATCTGCGTCAACGTAGAATAGCATATCCCCATCGGCAACTGCACTATTACCGCTATCGTTAACACCCTTAACACTGACCAACGCGCGAAATGGTCCTACATCTACGCTCGTATAGCCAGTTAGATTACCTGATAGATCGGTACCCGCCGCGCTTTCACCCGTGAGCGCTAATGCAGTTTCCAACCCAACCCGACAGGGTTTGCCATTTAGCGGCGTCGTAGGGTGCGTACAAATTACCGCTTTGTGCCATACTGCTAAAAAATCGCCAATCTGTGTTGTTGCCATAGCGATTACTCCTAATTAACCGTCAAGCACACTTAGCGACTTGACAAACTCATCATACATCTTCTCGGGATCGAAACTCTCAGTAACCGTTTGCGTAGCGCCTAGATTAACTACGGCACCCATGCCCAATCCAGCAAGATAAGATGTTTCGTCGGTTACAGCCTGTTTGATGCGTTCGCTAAGTTTCGCAACGTCAAGCGCGCCATTGTCGTCAAGTGTAAAATCAAGTGGCAAACGTTCGAGCAATCGCGCACGTGTAGCACGTGGCAGCGTGCGATACTCACCCAATTGTTTTTCAACCAACGATCGCGCTTGCGTCAACGCCGCACCCTCTTGCAAACGATTAACACGATCAGCGAGTGCGCGATTGCCTTCTTGCAAACGCTTGATCTCTTCATCTGTGATCGGCATGTCTTGCTCCCCAATTGGCGCTTGACGCGCGCTTTCGATTAATGAAATTACTTCACCACCACGGCCTGCAATCGTCACGTAGTCTGCTGACTTAGCACGATCGATGCTTTCAACATGTACGCTATCACCGCGCTTGCTAATCCTCCCCTTTGCGCGGATTGATATACCAATATCATCAGCGATCACATCTAATTTCCGATCGAATGGCGGATTGATTTTTGCTGATGCGTATAAGCCAGGACCATGATCGACGCCTTTTTTATCTGACCAATTATCGTACCATTTCGCATCTTCAATCAGCGCACTACCCAATTTTTCAATCGATCCTTCGGGGCGTTGCGCCTCTTCCTGTTGCGTTGGGTGGTCAATAAAATTGTGTAGACCCTTGTGGAACACCTTATTTTCAGCGGCGCGCTTGAGCACATCTTCTGAGTAGTAACCAGTACTGCCTTTACCCGGTGAAATCAATTTGAGCATAACAGTACCTTCTGGTGATACCGCTCTCTCGACAAGGTTGACGCTATCTGTAATCAATTCACTTTCGGTTGTAGGTTCATCATTAATCGTTGGCACATATGTAACCTTGCGCACAACCTCTACAGGTTGTCCCCATGTTACATCGCCATTTTCCGCAACCGTATAATCGATCTGGTAGCAATCGCTACCACCAGTTGACCATTCATAGCCAGTTGCATACACAATTGATGTGTCGAATACGTCAAGTATGTATGCATTCGGATTAATATCTTCCCGTAATTCGTTACGCAAAATAGTCATTAGGTCGTTATGCGAGAAATCAAGCGCCTCTTCCATTGGAGTGCATTGTGCGCCCATGCTACTAGCATGATCATGAATTGCCTGAATTGCTTTTTGATCAGTCGCACTATTGCGTTTGCCGACTTCTTTTAAACGCTCGAATATTCGCATTGATATGCTTTCCTTTACGCTACCATTAGCAATCTTAATTGCTTTTGGTGCGCATGTTTCATCAGTACCGCCAGCATCTAAGCACTTTTGCAAACTTGCGTTAGCAATTGCAACCCATTGGCTCTTTTGCTTGGCCGTTAATCCTTTTTTGAAACGACCAACATCTTTGCTTGACCAGGGCATTATTTGGTCTTCTCAAGTGTACGAATTGGTACAAAGCCCGGTTCAATTACCGATCGATATTGCTTGATCCAACCCCAATCGCCAGTTATATCACCAATCGCTACGATCGCATCAGTTTCAAGTACCATAGGTGTTTGACCACCAGCGAACGCACTAGAAAGCTTGCGATCAGTATAAACGACTTGTGGTACAATCACGCGGTAATCGATTGGATTGTCAACCGTTGGGTTGTTATTCATTATTTGTCTAGCTTTCTCAGACCAATATTCAATATCTGCAACGGTTAGGCCGCGCGGATCAGTTTTGCCTTGCGTATCAATCGATCCATGTCGAAAGATTGGCAATGGCCCATGTAAATCACGCCATGTGCATATTTGCCAACCCATTGTAAGTAATTGATCTTCCGGGTATGGATCGTTGTTTCCCTTCGTTTTTTCTAACTCAATCCCTAACGAAACAACATTGCAATTAAATTGCGCATATCGCGAGTAATGCACACCAGAAATAATAACGGCGCTATAACCACAATGGTTTGCGCCTTTGTTATCTGGCACCATTCGATAAGCTGTGCCGTCTAACTCAATTAACAGATGAATGCTTACCTGTCGATTGTTTTTGACCAGATACTCAATTGAATTGCTATCATTGTTAGATCGCTCGGTATCATGCACAACAATAAAGCGTATCGGTTGCCCTTGACGACCGATCGAATGCGTAGATGGTTTGTCAACGATCTTCGGAGGAAAATTCATCTTGTTTTACGTATGAGGATAGCGGTAAGCATTTCACGTCTGAGGATTGCGCACGGATTGTTTCGCCAGCAACCCGTATGTTGTGCGCGACAACGCTACTTTGAACTCACCGCTACCCGCTAAATACCCCACACGAGCATTATACAGCCTATGTCAAGAGACTGTCAAGGCGTACGCCTATAGACCACCACACAGCGGCAACCAGGGTGTTGCGGCACAAGTTTAACCCCTGATAAGAAAGCATCGTCTAGCGCGATCCAACCCCCATTTTGGTTTGCTCTGCAATCGTCGCTGACACGATCGTCGCCAACGGTCAGCCATGCCTTCTCGAACGTCAAGCCAGTATCACTAGCTGACTTAATAAAATCAAAATTGCCTTGTGAATACGCCTTAGCACTTTCAGTAATCGCAATCAATCCCGCACGCGATCGAATGTGCTTCGGTCCTGTCGTGCGTCCTGACATGTACGGAAACAATTGTTTAATTGCTTTCGCAATCTGCTGATAACTTGCACCGCTATCGATCCCATCGGCCAAAATTGCGCGTAATTGCTCTTTGGTTTCATCGTTAACACTACTAACCAAATCAGCGCCATAGCTTTGAAGAAACGTAACAGTGCGCGGATTTTTCAGATCGAAACTGAGTGTTACATCTAATTGATTACCAGCAAGCGCAGCGCCAGCTAGATAGCAATCTTCAATAATTTGCTGCAATTCCTTAGCATACTCAGCATTAGTTGCATGTGTATGCAAATCAAACAAATCATACAATGTTTGTTGTGTTAGATCGGCTTGCTCAAACAGCGCTGATGCACTTTCAATCACAGCGCCTAGACGATCAAGCGCCTTACTTAGCAATGCGCCTTGCTTAACAAACAACCGACTAACTAATGCTTCGATCTTGCGCTCAAATGGTTTAACGCCGCGTTTGATCTTAGCACGCGTAATCGCTTCATTCAGCGTTACGAGTGATTGCAATGCTTCGATTAGTTGATCAACCCATAAATTATTAGGTAATGTTTGCATTTTCTTTCAATTTTGCAAGATTAACAGCTAGCTGTTTAATACTTTCGGTCGCTTGGGCCAATTGGGTATTATCTTGCGCTTCGATACTAAACAATTCGTCAAGCAATTCGTCAATATCGTCAAAGCCCAACGCCTCCAACAACCACTTAGCAAGCAATTTGGGGTTGTCAATCCACGGTGTTTTGCCGTCAAGTGTGAATGCACTAATAATTGCTTTGACGTAGCTTTCAGTATCACGTTCCAAGATTGACGGGAATGTGATCGCAACCGTTGGATCAACACCGCTAGCAAATGTTACTACATCTTCATTGTATTCATTTGTTTCAACACTACCTAATGACGCTAGCGGCCCATTGGGAGCAACTACAGCGTTGTATAACACAAAGTCGATTAAGTGCTTATAAATGCCAACCCATAGCTCTTGACGATCGGTAAACTGAAATTCTGTTGGACGATCCAGACTAGTTGCAGTAGCGCGGCTACCTTGGTCAACATCACCGCTGATGAAACTATCGCTAAGACCAAAACCCGCGCCAACCATGATGCGCAATGGTTTACCTTCGTCGGCGCTCGTGGTTGAGCCGGCTGTCTTGATTGGCGTTAATTTTTCGTTTTCACTCGCGCGAATATGCACAGCGCCAGCCACAGGACTAGGATTAGTTTCAACCGCTGTAGTAGATTGCGCAAATCGCGAATTGAGCTTATCACGTGCAGATTGCACGCCTGTTGCGCCACCACTCGTTTGTTTATCCCATGCAAAACGCGCAAGCGATCTAGTAATCTTCACAAAGTCGGTTAGAAAATCTTTGTAAGCGCGCGCCCAATCAAGCGCAGCATAAACCTCACTTACCCCAAATTTCCAATCACTAAAACCGCCGACTTTGATATGGTAGATCGGATTGGGATCGACATCATGATCGCCAACTCGCACAACATCACTTTGATAATTCACATCACGATAATAGCGTGTTTCGGTAACGCTCTCATTTGTAGCTTTTTCAGCGTTAAATCTCGAATACGTCCAAATACGCTTGTAGTACCACACCTTTGACGCATTTTGCGGATCGCGTATTACATCTTCAATCTGTTTTAGTGGGATATTTCCAATGCGCACGTGACCGGTTGATGGGCTAACAAATAGCACAAAAAATAGATTACCATCAATACGCAGTTCACGATCTTTTTGCTTGCGAGCGCGCGTACTAAATAATTCAGATTGATTATTTGGGTCGTCAAAGAATGCTTGAATTACAGCGTTAATATCTTCATCTTTCGCTTTGACGTTTACGCCACGCCCAAAAACATAGTATGAGCTAATTCTAACACCGCGATTGATGAGTGGATTTTTAAGAAATGCTAATCGAGCTTGGCGTGAGATAATACCAATCGCATTGCGTGACAATTCATCGCCACTAAACCATTGATCGCCAAATGAACGCAACCAACCATCATTTTCGAGAGCTAATTCTAACTCGAAAATGCGTTCGCTTAACTGTGTTTCGATCGCTACATCTTCACGCAAGTTCACCCAATCAGCGCTAATCATCGTGAGGTATCCTTACAAAACTACGCTTTGGGCCACCGTGTATTGTATCTTCCACAATTGCATTAGCCCATGCACATTCCGATCGCGCATTATTGAAACCAGCAAGCCATGTTGCGCGATGACGTTTACTGAATGGATCAATTGCTAAGTACGGGCAATCATCGATCGTCAAACCGTCATGAAACGTTTTAGCGCCTTTATTGTATATTGATTGTGTTACCTTATCACGCATTACTACCCCACAAATATTTTAACGTAGCCAACCGCGCCGCAACGCTCACATTTATCAACATCACGGCTCTCTTCGTAATAACCACAGCATTGGCATATCTGACCATCATTGTATTGACGAAAGATGCTGACCATCTCGCTAACTTGCAACACAGTATTGCCAGAACCGATCGCAGCGTCAAGCGATTTGATTGGCGCTTGCGTCTGCACCGTCAACGTGTCACCTTTGCTCGCCATGTTTGCCCCCCTTACCGCGAATTACGCGATTAACTATCACAGTTTTGCCAGTAATGCTATCTTGTGCGTAATTACCGAGCGTTTTGCGTGCGATATGCGCACGTCAACGCTGTGCAATCGATATGCCACTATTTTCATACTCTCTTCCTCGTTGGCGGTACATGATAATCAACATAATCAACTAACGTTTTTAAGAGCAACCACACGCCATGTTGCTCTTGCTCATTACGTTCTTTAGCCGTTGCATGTGTCATTATAACTTTATCAATAACTTGTTGGGTCGTTTTGTCATACAACACATAGTCATACATCGTTACATTTGCCATATTAACCTCATCAGTAGGGACTAATCACGTAGTCATTTTCATATGTGATTACTTCCGTATGATCAACTAATTCAGCGCCAACATTATCAACAAAACATACCGCATAACGATCACAATCCAAACCGTGATCATTTAGTTTGACTGGCTGCTCTTTAAGCGGTTTGCCGTCTTTTGCTAATTCCCATACGTATCCATCTATTTCTTCAAGTGTACACGTTGGCTTATGCGCTTTAACCAAACGATCGTCAATCGCAACCAAAGTGTTAGATACGTAATAAAAACGCGGCTTGCCGTCGCCGGCTGGGACAAACCTTTTCTGTAGCGCTTCAATGCCTAGTTTAACATACTTCACAGCGGGAATAGTCGATACACCGTGTCTTTCGAGCGTTGCACGATCTTCGGCGTCATGATCAGCGATAGTACACACAATATGTTCTTTGGGGTATCGTTCTCTAATCCCTCGCGCATCTAACCAATCTAGGCATTCCGTATCGTATTCACCGCTGTAATGCTTAATTAATTGCGCAGCATCTTCAACTAACAATTGCGTTTGATATAGCTCGCGATAGCAATGAATGCGACCATCATGATCTAATGCGTACCATTTGCACACAAACGGATTGGTATAACCAAAGTCAATAACCCTAAAACGCGCCCAATCACTACGAATGGTAACAGATACGCAGTTAACAGAACTATCGAAGTAATCACCATAAATCGCCCCTTCTGGAGTAACCCATTGACCATCTAATAATCGCTTACGTCTAACACCGCTAAGATCATTTAGAATGCTTAAAGTTTTCTCGCCTTGCGCTGTAATTACATCACTATCATCGTAAAGCGATGGGTTGTCAATGTGAAATGATTTAAGCAATCGCAATGATTTACGTTGCTTAATCCAATGCCGTTCACTAGATGGATTGCAATCGCCTAGAATGAATGAATGCTGAACGTTTCCGGCACGGCCCGTCGCTCTAGTAGTTAACGTCTCCCAATCGTCAATTGTTAAATCTTCTGCCTGATTAACATAGATAATATCGCGTTCACTCGACAACGCTTTGCCAGCATCGTCAATACCCGCTAACCACAAGCGAGAACCATTCGAGTAGTCATACCATTCTGGTCGCTTACCGCCATAAACGGTAACACCACCGCGTCGATTGATAATTTTAATGTACGTTTGCAACACGCTAGGCAAGATTGTATCACGTATTTTACGTGCTAATACTGCCTGTGCATTTGGGTACTTTCGTAAACAGCTATCAACTAACCACAGCGCTGCAAATGTTTTGCCTGTTTCGGCCGGCCCACTAATGATCGTTTCAAATGAGCCTTTCCCATCAATTAACGACTGAATTTCGAGCGCTGATCCGCGAAATATCGGCGCATTCGGTATATCTATTTCTTGCGCAGATTGACGGCGCAATAACTCACGTCTCGCCGCTTCCTTCTGCGCGTCTATCCGCGCTTGTATCAGGCTCTTTTTGCTGCGCGTGTTGTAGCGACCGATCATATACATCTTGCAACGTTAATTGACCAGCATTAAACGCTAGCACATCTTCATCGGGTACTTTTGACCAATCGATTGTGAAGTTATTGATTTGATTGTTTTCAATTTCAATTGCGCGTTGCCGATATTTATCGGGGAACATACCAGTTAGAATAAACTCAGTTAATCTCTCTTCCGACATTGACAGTTTGCGCCTACCATCAGTATACACCTGCGTTAGCAAAACATATGCACCGCTTTCAAGCGCTTCCTTACTAAACAATATCGCATCGTCCCAACGCTTTGCAAACTCTTTATCACCTTCTCGCCATTCGTACACCATAGTTCGTGCAATACCGAGTATTTCACAAGCAACTGACACGTTATGTACTCGTTTGAGTGCATTCACAAACAAGTCTTTTTTAACCTTTGTACGCTCGTTGACGCGGTAACGCACAACAGGATTATCATTTGAATATGCCATGTTATCGTGCTACTCTTCAAAGTATTCATTACGCCAATAATTAGCGCACATAACATCGTACGCTTTTTGGATCGCTTCATCTAATTCATCGCAATGATTAGTCACAAGTGTGCCAATAACATACGCTTTCAGCACATCAATAGCAACTAACACAGCCTGATCGCCAATCGGTTGCTCTGCCGCTATTATCTCACTATTAATAACAAATCGCAAATCTTTTAAATTCATGGCAACCTCACTAGAGGCCCGACCGTAATCGCTAATACAAGCAATACACCATACGCAAGCATCGCCAACCACATGCGTTAGGGCCAATTATCATAACACACCTAACCTACTAAGCGCGAAAATCACAGCCAGCAAAATAATAAAACAAACAGAAAAACCGATCGCCAATCGACTAATTAACCACTTAATCTCTTTAAAGCCCTCATGGACAAAAGATCGTAAATTACTAAACTCAGCAACAGTTGCTTGTACAGTTGCAACCATAATATGTAAGCGTTCTTCGTAGTTCGATCGATCGCGTCTATCAATCGCTCTAGTCGGCTCAAACTCTGCTCGCAAGTCGTTAACCACAGTAAGCGCATCAACCGATGCTTGCAACTTCGCAATTTCTAAACGTATATCTTCTATCTCTGTAGTAATCTCTGGTGGCGTAGCAGTACCATACGTTGCCGCTTTGATCTCTAAATCCTCTAGCCTACGTTTGTGCGCGCTAATCAATCGCTCAATATGCTCACGATTAGTCGGCATGTTTTGATATATCACTATCGCTTAATTGCTCAATCACATCTGCAATTTGTTCTGATTGGGCGCGAATGTTCGCAGTATTTGCACGTATCTCAAGTACTAGATCGGCAACGTTAACCCGAATACTATGGATATGCCGTACAATGCTCTCTCTTTTTGGGCTATCCATTATTTTCAAGCTCACTAATACGTCTTTCGTGATCCTCAATCATACCGACTAATCGCAATCGCTCATCAGCAGGGATTTGCGCAATGTACGCGTCAATCTTTGCGTGCATAGTTTCAAGATGATTTATTGTTTCCTGTCGAACATATTCTTGCCTCTGTCGATATGCTTTGCTTTCATCGTCATGTGAGCTGAGTGCGTCAAGCAAATGGCTCACAAGCGTGTTGGTATCACCAATCTGTTGGAGTATATCCTCTTT